TGCTCTTCCGATCTGTCAGCAAAACACCCACAATAGATGGCTAGAAAGAACCTATAATGGGGGGTTATCATCTTGCAGTCTTTAAAGCTCTCTCCAAAGCTCTTTTAAAATTACGACCAAATACCCTGTCTGCAATCTTTGTGTTGGTTTCATAGAATGGGTAGCGAGGGTTTCTGTAATGTGTTTGATCTTCATAAGCCAAGAGCAACTTAACCTTACTGTTCTTAATTGATTTCATGTACTTGCTTCTCTGATAGATACCACCAACTCCTTTGATGTTGGCTGAGAACACATTATTTTTAGCAAGCAGGGCTTGTGGTGATTTGGCTTTAGACAGATTACCAAACTTATTAAGTCGTACATTCTTCTTAAATGGTACTATGACAGCACTGCCCCTTGGTGTGCGTATGCCACCATCTATCTGGTACTTCAAATACTGCTCACCTTCATCTGTTATAAAGAACACACCCACAGGTAATCTTTTGGTTGACTTACTAAATCTAAATTGTCTCTTAGTATAAGCAGTCACACCACCTTCAAATATAGTCGCCAGCTTTCTCTCATTAGTTTTCTTCATATCAAATAGCGTATTGTTGATAGCTACTGATGTGGCAAATGGTATTTGCTGTTTCTGTACTCTGCTTAAACCTTTAGTAAACTCTTTGATGTTGTCTTTAACTTTTATCTGCATACTCTAATTCTAATAGTAATTTAGCATAATGGATAATCTTCTCTACATCTTGCCTACCACCTTTGTCTCTGTGGCGCACTGCATACTTAATGATAGATGATTCAATAGAGTTAAGCTCATTGATCTGGCAGAACTCTACAACCTGTATTGGATACTTCTTGTAGTGCATACCACCTACTTGGACATCCAATGCAGTTGTCTTACCCCTTTCGGTTTCGTTTGTGTTATCCCACTCATGTGGTTTTATTTTATCTATACTCATAATACTCCTTTTACATATTCAGATAAATCAAAGAACTTAGCCTTGTCAAAATCTATAAAACAAAAATCCTCACCACTCGCAGGGCTGTTATGAAAATGTACCCTTTTAACTGGTGTGTCTAGTAGTGTTTGTCCTGATATCACATAAGCCTTATCAAAGTTATACGACATTACCCAAAAAAATGTCTTGGGCTTTCTTTCATCTCGCATAGCTTCTTCTACATATTTCTTTTTGTAGGCTGGTTGATAAATAGTTGTGTAGGGGAAGTCGTCAACCCATTTCTTTGTCCTAGACATCTCGTGAAACTGACATTGTCCTAATTTGTCATAACAAATAATATCTGAAGCATATTCACTGCAATAAGGTGAGCCAGTGCATTTGTAACCCTGTCCTTGCAGAAAAAATGTAACTACCAGTTTGGCTGGACAGTCATTCTCATAATAGTTTTTTAAATCAAACTTCTTTCTTTTATACATTTGTTTCACCTATTTTTATAAAGTGAAACAGCCCCGTCAATGAAAAACATACATTATTACGAGGAGATAACAGGGCTATCCCACTATTTATCGGGCTTTCAGCCCTTTGTTTTCTTTTAGAAAGGTAAATACATATTTTGTTATACTCTCTACTACTCTTATAGAGTAGAGAGATATAACATAATATATTTATAATTTGCCTGGTCGCTTCCATCCTTCCCTCTTTGCCCACCTATCAATCTTGGTGTAGCTTACATTGTAATCAATATCTTCTAATATCTGTTCTTGTATCTTGCGCAAGGGTATGCCCTCTTCGTAATACTTCTTGGCTAAGATCATTTGTTTCTTAAATGGATTCTCAATAACCTCTATATCACCATTTCTGATTTGAAATTCCACATCTTCTTGCTCTATCGCTTTCAAGTGCCTGGCCTTTTCAAAGTGCCACTTAAATGTGAACTCAATGTCTGTGTCGTCATCGTAATCCACTTCTTTCTTTTCTGATTCAACCTGGATTAGTAAGTCTAATGTAACTTGCTTAACCATAGACCCAAACAATGCTGAATTACCACTGGCACTTGCTGTCTTTCTGCTGTGGTCAACAATCCAAACAGTGATGTTTCTCTGCCGACACCAATTTAAAAAAGGTTGCACATGAGTGAGCCATTCTGTTGGCGAACTAAAATCTTCAAAGTTAAACAGTGTAAAAATATTATCCAGGACAACAAGCTCATAACCATGCACTTCAATCGTGTTCATCAACTGTTGCATATTGGCTTTATCTTCTAATGTTCTGAGCAACATCTGTGGGTCGTTCTGCACTTCCATCTTCCCTGTCTCCATATTTAGAGACTTCTCTTGTGGCTGTATAAATCTTGAACAATAATGCAGATTATTAAGACCCCTAACCCAATCATCCATATTGGCTAACTGTGGCTTCATCTTAAGATACCTGGACTGCAAATCAGCAGGCAACATCTCACCATCAACATATAGAATCTTAAGTGACTTAGGCACACGATAGTACGCAAAATCCATACCAGTCGCTAAAGACAACATTAATTTCTGTGTGATGTAAGATTTACCTGACCCTGCTCGGCCATAGATAATCGTTTGTGTCCCACTGTACAAAAGTCCTTCAATTAGTGGCTCGGGTTTTGGGTAACTCTTTTCCAAGATATTACCCAATGGTTCAACCCAGAGTTTAGTATTAGAATCGTGTACTCTAGTGGCATCTACAGTAAAAGGTGATGATGAGACTTCACCACCAGAGCCACGATATTCTTCGTTAGAATGGTATATCACTCTCTAGCTCATCATCTTTATTATCTACTTGAGCTACAGCAGGATTATTAAAATCCTCTGGCATATCTACCCATTTCACATAGGACAGTTGGGCTACATACCCTTTAGCACCACCAGCTAGTGATATTTTCTCACTACCTTCGTATTTGAAACATGGCACTTTACCATCAACCTTATCTTTCCAGGCTGATGACATAGCGATATCAAATGATTGGCACTCTAGCTTACTGAATCTTTGCCAGACAAAAACACCCTGGTCTTTCAGATAAACCCTAGCGCCAAAGGCACGATTGAAACCATCCTTGATGAGATCAGCTTTGTTGTCATCAGGCACACCTTGTTGGGTATCCCAGCGCCACTCAAACTGACCATCGTACTTACCCCACCCTGTCTTAAAGTCAGGATGTATTAACATATAATCTATATCTAATGGTTCATCATTAGATACAAACTTACCGATCTGAAATGAGTGCTTAATATACATTGAAGCACCATCACTTTCGTTTAATTGTAAAAAAGACATAAATCTCCTTATTTAAAATTGGCATTATTGCCTACAGCTATGCTGTCCCTCATATCACTTGTCGTTCTTCGCAAAAGAATTTCTTAATTAAAAAAGACAAGTTATCGTTATAATATTCTTCAAAAGTTTCTAACTCAAGCCCTAACGAAATCTTTTCTTTTTGATTGTCGTTGTAGAGCCTGTGACAGAAATTATGAAAAACATCGTAATTTACTTCTTTCATAAATTCTCCAAATCAAATTCCACCTTACCAGATGGATTATGCTCAACAGTGTTAACACCCACTTGCACAAAATACTCAGCAATAGTTTGTATGTCAGTCTCATAATGCACAGCCAAGTCTTGCAGTCGCTTGACTAGTTGTTCATTAATCCAAACTTTCTTACGCCCGTTGCGTTCTATAAAGTATTGGCACTCAGGATTGTAAACCTCGTTGCTCATTATTTTCCCCCTTCAATTTATTGAAGTTAGTATCTAACAGGCTCTCCACAAACTTAGACATAACAAAACCCTTGCACTTGCAATAGTCCTTTATCTGCTTATGCAGAACCTCGTTTATTGGAATTAATTTCTTATCCATATTGAGAATAATAAACTAATATTTAAAAAAAGATAGTTTTTTTTATAATTTACTTGCATTTGGTGTTGCAAAGTTTAATATACATATATGGAGATTATAAATATGAAAAATTTTAAACCTTTAAATTTCGTTGTTAGCGATTGTCTAACCTCATGTACACACAACATTGATAAACATGATGTGTGGTTTTCTATTGATAAAACAGAAGATGGCTTCTATAAAACATATATTGTATCAGCCGATAAAGGAATGTTCTTAGAGTTCATGACAATGAGAAGGGCGCAGATATGGGCTAATTACATTTATTGTCAAATGCTGTTAGGTGGTGTTTTTCAATCTTTTGAGAAACATGAAAATCTTTATGCAGTAAAATGTTACAAAAAAGAGGTAGCTTAGTGCTACCTCTGACTAAGGAGAAAATATGAAAGATAAAATAGTCGTCTTACTCAAACACCTCATAGGCTTCATAGTCTATGGGGTAGTCGTATTACCAGCCATACTATTACCTATGGCATTTATGTGGTTGGTGTCAGCATGAAAGAACTAGGTAGATTCAGATGTTACTTTTATGGTAATGAACATCGCAACGCACCATGTGGTTATAAGCTGGTGAAAATTATCAAGGGCAGAAAGTATGTTTATGTAGTTAGGGATTGGTCACAACATGATTGCCTTAACTATAAATTCAAACTATCTCTGACCTGGTGGGAGAACAAAAAACATTTGTTTAAGGAGATAGCATGATTTGGACAGATAGAGAATTAGAACTCGTAGCGCAAGCTCTGGAAAGGGAGATTGACTACAGGGAGAGCAGACACAAAGCTGTAGACCGATTGTGTTTGTTTAGTTTAAAAAAGGTCTATGCAAAAATTTATCAAATAAATCTAAGGAGAAAAAATGGATTATTGCAAAAATAAAAAATTCGTTGCCATTGATCGTGATGGTATTCAAAGAGTGTCGGCTGATAACTATGAAAATTGTTTTTCAGCTTGTAAGAAGTTTGTCAGCTCACAGCCTAAAAAGGCACAGAGCAGATTTAGACAGATGAGAATTATGTCTGTAAGGAGCAAAGATGGTAGGTAAGCTAACAAAAGATTCCATGGCATCTTGTTCCATTTTGCCAGTCATATTTAATAAGTCACCTTATCAAACTCCTAACGAAGCATTGGACAGATGCATTAAGGCAAGAAAAGGTGAGAATGTCAGGACAGAGCAAACTGTCATACAGAAGATGGGTGATAAGTTAGAGCCATTGATCTTACAGCTCACTGCTGAAGAACTCGGCCTATCTAATTTAGAAACCGATATCACAATACCAGTGCAACATGAGAGCTTGCCTTTGATGGGTTCTGTAGATGGCATAGCTTACGCTGACAACATTGTCATAACACCCGATAACGAAACTGTCTTTACTGAAGATGGTGAGCCAATAGTTCTCCAGGGCAAAGGCATCCTGGAGAGCAAGGCGACTGCTGTGTTTGCCCCTGACGATGGTGTGCCTGCTGATTACCGAGGTGTCTTACAGTGCAAAGGTCTGATGGCTTGCACAGAGTACGACTGGGCAGTGGTCGCTGTTTTATACCGATCTACTATGTTGCAGTTGTATGTGATGCGTAGAGACTTTGCTTTTGAAAGAGAGCTAGACACTGTGATTACTGATTTCAACAATCGCATAGTTACTGAAGAATACTACGCACCGACAACAACCAGCGATGCTTCTAGGATATACAACCAGGCAGATCAAGAGTTGACTTACGAGTTTACCGATGATGATGAACAGTTGTTTAAAACGATAGCTCATGTGGATGAACAAATGAGATTACTAAAAGAACTCAAAGACAAAGCCACATTAGAGATACAGAAGAAGATGGGTAACGCAACTATCGGGACACATCAGAACTGGCACATCAGGTGGGGTAGTAAATCTTATAAGGCACAGCCAGAGAAGATTATTCCTGCCAAAGATGCTTACACCATCCGAAACAAAACTGTGCAAATCAAAAAGTTAGAAGATGGCGTGGGACAAAGTTGATTACACCAGGACTTGCAATAGTTGTGGTAGTGAGTTTGCTGTCAGACCGAAAGAAAAAAAGTCGGCATTTGACAAACGAAGGCACTGCGACAATTGTTGTCCTAAGTATGTGTTTACCAGGAAAACGACTGATCTAGTTAAAAACTGTATGGTTTGTGATACAGGATTTACACAGCGCACAGGTGAGAAGCTCAGTCGCTTCCTGGCTAGAAAGACTTGTTCACCCGAATGTTATCATGCCAGGGGAACGAGTAAGCCAGTAAGACACTGTGTTACTTGTGGTAGCGCTATCCAAAGGTCAGACCATAAAAAATATTGCAGTAAGGCTTGCATCAGAAAGGTCTTTAACTATCACGACCACGAAGCAAGATATATCAATCTATACAAGGAGATAGTTGCCCATGTATAGCGTTTATATAGTTACTGACCCCCTGGAACATTTTACTAAGATTGGTATGACCAAAGACATGAAAGGTAGATTAGCAGACTTACAGACTGGCAATCCCATAGAGTTAATTGTTAGAACCATGTGGGACTTCTGTACGGAGCAATCAGCCAAAGACTTTGAGAGAGCAATACATAAAAAGTATCAGCGATACAGAATCAGAGGTGAATGGTTTAGCGATATCACTAAGCAAGAAATAAAGAAGATTAACAATATGTACAACAAAACAAAGGAGCAAACATGAAGAAAGGTACTAGATATATACAAGGCGCAAAACGCAAAGCACACGCTTACGCTATGCAACTACATGACAACCACCCAGATTTGTCTTGTAGAAAGATGCAAATGCTTTTAGAAGAGCAAGGCTATGACATTGATCACAGCACCATCTATAGATGGTTAAGAAGTAAATGACATACATAGAGAGAGATAAAAATGGCAATCGGGTCTATCGCATACCTAATTGCCAATGCTCGGTCTGTGGCACAGAGATTTACAGACGACCAAACGAGATAGTTAAGGGTAATGTTTATTGTAGTAAAGAATGTCGGGCAAAAGGACAAACAAAAAACATATTTACTTGTCAGAGCTGTGGCAAAAAGTTTCATCGCAAACACCATAAGAAAAGCCATGTGCCAAAATATTGTTCAAAAAGCTGTTCTAATCGTGGCAGAGCTGGTACTTATGAGTATGGTAGTTATGAACAACCACGCAACAAAGCGCATAAGTCAAGGGTCTTGAAATTAAAATTAGCCAAAGACAGGGGTGCTTGTTGTGAGAGGTGTGGTGAAGATAATTTTTATGTGCTAGAGGCACATCATGTCATTGAAAAAGCTAAAGGTGGCACTGATGACTTAGATAACTTAGAGCTGTTATGTGGTAATTGTCATAATGAACACCATAGAGGATGGGGTGATATGGATGATTACATCAAAGAATATAAACTAGAGAAATGGTGCAAAGCTAATCTGTAATGCACTCTTGCAACAGCTCGTAATTTTTTATGGCTCGCCTTTTAACTTGCTTGGCATATCTGGAATCTAGCAACTCTTCACTAGCTTTTTGCCAGTTGCCAGCATCTATAGCATCCAACATATTCTCAAAGTTAAGTAATTTAGATAAGCCTAAGTTATAACACATATCAACCAAGACCAACTGAGCTTTGTCAGGTAACTCATCAAACCTGTTCATAATGCCACGCAGTTCTTTTAGGCATTGTTGCATATCATTATTTAATAAATATTCACCTTCTTGTTTAGATATGCCTTTCGTTTCTAGGTTTCTACCATATGAAATTGTTAAAAATCCTGCTGGACATTCGTAGGCCAGTTGTGAGAATCCTTCATATTCTTTAATATGATCTCTGATTTCTTGTAATAACTTTTCTTTCATTAGCCATATGGTGTGGCAAGAGCATCTAAACCCTTCCACAAATCATCTATCTCAGTTTGATATATTTTTATCCTGGCTTCAAGCTCCTGGATTCTTTTTTCATAAGATTGAACCAACAAAGCATTTTCTTTAGCAGAGACATCAATATCCTTAAATTGATCTTTTAGACCCAATAATTCTTTTTGGGCTTCCATGATAGCAGTTAAGTTCGCACCAAGCTCGGCTAGTTTGCCCTGTAACTCATTTAGTGAACTGTCAGCCATAGTTTGCTCTACAATTAGTAATCTTTTGCTTAGATCGTCAATGTGGGCTTCCTGGGCAGAATTAGACAAAACCTTACCCTCAAGGCCAGTTATTTTGTTGTAAAAGTCACTGACAGCCCAAACACCACCAGCAATAGAGCTTAGTAGAGGTAAAAAGATAGCCAGGTAAATACCCTTGAAAGTATAGCCACCAATCTTAAATTCAAAATCACTCATCAGTATTGCACCTACTAAAGTCATAACCACAAGCGATAGGTGATGTGGTATAGAACTCACCCTCACGACCTGCTGTATAGTATTCGTCAGCCGACTTATAGTATTGGCTCATATCAACGGCGATAGACACTGAATCCCAGGCGACAGTCATCACACCCACTGAAGCATCAAAAGCAACCAGGGCATCTAAGAAACTATTGTCGTATTGATTGGCTGTATCCTGGAACTGGCTCATGTAATCATCGTTAGATAACACAGCAGTAAAAGAAGCATACTGATTACCATATTCTTCTATCCTGGTAATCGCATCGTTGTAATCAGCCACTTCTTGTTCGGTAATGTAAACATCATTGTCCTGGATAAAGTCTTGTAAGGCTTCTTGGTCTGCTATCTCGCCAGTCTCTTGTGCGTTCTCAGCTTGGTCGTTAACTTCTATAACAGTCACAATGGCTAGAGTAGCTTCTACAAAATCACTGACAGCCTGTTCCATATTCTCTTGAGCTTGTTGTTGATTGTCGTTGATAAAATCTTCGGCTGAATAAAAGGTTGTGTTTTGCACATTAGCTAAAGCAGTATTGTATGCTTCCATATTCTCAAAAGTAATATAACCAGACTGAAGGACACCATCTGGGGCTATATAACCAGAAGGCGAATAGACTAAAAAACCAGATATGCCTTGGATAGCTATATCAATATTAGTACGCAGGACACCTGATTGATTAACCAGATCATCAACTGCTTGATTTGCGTGTGCTTCTGAAGCGTTCAGAAATGCTAAGAGTGCTAGTAGTCGTTTGTTCATCATCGTTTCCGTTAATACTTAGTATTGTATTATAGAATTTCTGTTTATCGGTGTAATTCTTCTCAGTTTTATACTCTATTTCATCGCAATCTATCAATCGCTTGGTGTATTTGTTTCTGCGACAGACTTGAAAAGGTTCTCTTTTGACATTGACCTTACCATAGTTGGGGATATAAAGTTCTGGGTTTTGTTTGATCGCTAGATAAGCACTACGACCCACAACTAGTTTAGAGTTGACCAACATCGGACAAGGTGTGCCAGAGATAAACATAGCATCCCAGACCCCAGGGTCTTGGCACATCAGAGCAATACTAGCCACTTTCATATTAAGATCGGATAAGACCTTGGCATCTCTGCGTCTGTTACAGTTCTCGTCTTGGCGATACGCACCAGTAGATAAACCGACACCAAAAGATTGCAAGCCACCATTCGTAGACATCAGACATGAATCCATACCATTGGACATCAAGCTAGGTGAGATAGCTGAACCCACAGGCATAGAGCCAGGAGAAGAACCAGCCCCACTATAGTTGTTAGTCGTTGCTCTTGTCTCGTTGTAAGAGCTGACAGTGGAGTTGTTGTTGTTTGTGCCGAAGTTGTCGGCTGATTGATTGTTGCCACCTGTATCTTCTTGAGCAAGTAATGGGATGCTTAAAAAGAAAACAAGTAAGACATAAAGACCACAACCCTTGTTTTTGTAATACTCATGCAATTCATCCATGTTTCTATTATATAGGGTGGGCTGATAAAAGGAAAAATATGAAAAGGGATACTAAGGAGATTCCAAAATATTACCAGCCCTATAAAAACACTAAAAGTATAGCAACTAAAGTGGTCGCTAGAAAGCCTGTAGTCGCATAGATAGCGACATCTATTTTGCTATTTAGGGCTTTAATATCTTCTTTAACTTCTTGCAGTGTAGAAAACACTGTCTTGGATTGTTCGTGACATTGGGCTAAATGTTCCTTCAGATCAGAATTAACCTGTGTAACAGTAGCCCTTGCCATTTTATTTATCGTCTTGTGATAGCACTAATTGTTGCTCAAGTTGATTAGCTTTAGATGCATAGTGATTCACTAGCTTCTCTAGCTGTCTGATTTGGTTTTGCAACTCTTCAACACTAGGTGCTTTATTTTCTTCTTTTGCCACTTTTCACCCCTTTTCGTAATGAAAGATAATCTACAAAATCATATACCTTTTTGTTCCACCCTTTCTTAGGTGTTGGGTATATGCAAATTAAAA